CTGACGATTGTTTGAATCTGCGGGTTTGCAAGCATCATTGACGCGCCACGCATTGCCAACTGTTGCTGTTTTGCTGTCTTTGCCAAAGTATTAAATCCAAGCCTGCCAATCAAACGCCTTCGCATCTGTTGGGTTGTATCGCCTGCCAATAATCCATCGCGTATTGATTGCCCTAACCTTTCGGCGCTTTTGTTTGTAATACCGCGAAAAGATTTTTTTATTGAATCGCCATTCGGCAACCTTATCAATGCGCCTTCTTTTGCTGTCAAAGAAAACTTTGCGCCAGAACCCGCCGCAATAGTGCTTAATGAATCAGATAAAACATTTAAATTAAATTCAGATGCGCTAGTTGTTACGACAGCTTTTGCAAATGCGGGCGTAATTTCAACAGTTCTGATTGATGACCTGATGCCTGCGGGCAATGCGCGTTCCATTTGAACAGTTGCAAATTCTCCCTGTAACTTTGCGACAGCTTCAGAAACGTGTTCCATATCACGCGTTGATTTGACATCCCATTTTCTAAGGCTTGCCTTTGTCTGTAATAACAAAGCCCGTAAACGTGCCGCTGTATATTTCGGCTGATTAGCCCTTGGAAGGCGTTCTATTGCTTCTAATTTATCAACAGCCCGCAATATGATTCGATTGTAGGATTCCACGATTTCACGGGAAATCTTATTTGAGAATCTATTTAGGTCTAAACTATTACGAAAATATTCTTCGGGTATTAAATCAGGGTAAGGAATAGATGCCCCAAGTTTAGAGACATCAGACGGAACCCGAATCGGCGTTTGTGTCATTAATCGTCATCGTCTAGGTCTTCAACTGGTTCATCTTCTTCGGCTTCAGGTGTTGGTTCATCTGTTTCGATCATGTCTCCTTTTTGTGTTTTTTCAATTTCTTCTTCAACATCGAAATCATCGCCGAGAATTTCGCCTTCTGCTAACTGTTTTAATAGTGTTTCATGTGATATTGCCCCAGAACTCCAAAGTTCGCGCCTTGCCTGAATCTCTTGCGGTGCTAATCTTTGACCTAAGAAATCACGATTAACAAAAGCATTTCCAATTTCTGCAATATTTAAATAATTAGCGTGAAATACCAAACAGTTGTCGATCATATCCTGAAGCTGTTGCGCAACAATCATCAAAGTTGAATCGCCTTGGCTTCTTTGTATTTCTTGCGATGCCGCTGTTTCTGCGACTAGTTTTTGTCCAAGGATTGCGGCAAGTGCCAAAGTATTAATTTGATCTTCTATATTTTTTATTCTGTCGCGTTGATATTGAAACGATGTACCTTTGATCTCTACAAATTCAGCCCTGCCGCCTTCAGGAAATGCCATCGCTTCCGAAGGCCCCGCGCTCACTTCTTCTGACGCCTGCGGGAAACCAAAAAGACAAAGCATTGGAACAGAAGATATTCTTAACTGATTATCAAAATCTGAACTCTTTTGATAATGCAATAAATTCAATTCTGCAATATCTTGCATCGGTGGGCGTGATTCTAAAAACGAAACTTTATTTGAATATGCAATCGCAAATGGTATGTAATCTAAAGACGTTGTACCTTCATCAACTTTGACATATTTTCCCTGCCTGCCTTTTCTATGAACCTCAAAACCACCCGCTGTTAATAATCGCACTTGTTCAACTTCTTTTTGTCCATATTCGCCATCTGGTTCTGTAACACGTTCCAAGAGTCGTAATTGTGTTAATTTTTGCTTGCCGTCAACAAGTTCTGTCCGCCAACCGAGAATCTCACGCGGGCTGTATGTAATCCAATAGGGTCTACCAGTTCCGCCTGTCGGTGCATCTACAAGAACACCGACATGACCATAACGCAACATTATTTTTGCTGTCTCATATGTCCAACTTGTGAGATCGTTACCCTGTAAATCAATATCGAACAAATCTTCCGTAACCCGTTCTGATACCTCATTTAATCGAACAGGTTTACGGGTAAGCATACCCGCAAGCAATCTTTCGATTCTGACATACAGAGGCGCAAGAACTGAAGTTGCAAGTCTGTTATCGTAGCTTTCGTCCTGTTCGCGCGGCATTTGCGGCAAATACTTTCGATGTCTTTTTCTTATGCCATAAGTTCCTGTAATCAAATCTTCGATCAATATCCAATTCGGCTCCATATTTACATAAGCATTGCTAGGGTCTTGAACCTCAACAGCTTTACTTGATCTTGTCCTGTCGTAGTGGTTGAAAGAAGAATACACGGCTTAATCCCTAGCTTAATTTAATAGTAATACACTTTTTAATATATTCTAATCCCTGTTTTGCGCCCTGCCCCCAAATGTAAGGGATTGAAGCAACGCCAACAAAG